GGTGATGTGGCACAAAATCAAAAAGAAAAAGTCTCTGGGTATGAACTCAGAGACGGTATTTGTGTTATTTTATATGAAGATATCGGTATAGTCGAACAGTATTTACCCTCCGCACAGGTTGTTGCCACCACAGGTGGTATCGCAGTTGTTGCGACTACATCTGCCTTGCTTGCAAAACCTTTAGCTGATCTACTTTTAAAGGTAATAAAACCAGTTGTAAAAAAAGTAATCGCAAAAGTACAGAAGATATTGGGAAAGGAACAAAAGAAACCTACTCGTTCTGAGATTCAGACGAAGAAGTATCGTCAACAGAAGGGTTTGGAGTAAGTTGATGACTATGTGGTCCTACTGTGCCTGGTGGATTTGTTAATACTACATCAGCACATACACTATAGTATGGTGACTTTGGATGAAACATGATTCCTGCCTTCATAAGTTCACCACAATTTTTTAATCTTGCAATCTCAAAGTCTAATCTTTTATTTGCCGTAATTTGTTGCTGTAATGCAATTTGTGTATCTGCTGCCTCTTTACATTGTGCCTGTAACTCTTCATCAAGTGGTTTTGACCAAGTGGCAGAGACACCTAGTGATAGTGTATAATTATCTTTTTGATTTGTTCGTGTAGGGATCTCATATAATATTTGACCAGGATTGTCTGGTATATTATCATCATCGTTGTCTGCGTTGTTATATACTGGATCGTTAAATATTGCTTCGAATGGTTTTTTATATGACACACTACCATTTGCATATGGTGTGATGTTCATTGTAGGTCCTTGACACTGTATACCACCACCATAGGTATTAGTTATGTATGGACCTTGCAATACTTGAATTGCCTGGTTGGTCACTGAGCCCGAACTATTCGCAATCGGATTTGCAGTTGCACTTACACCTCCTACATCTGTAGCGTATGAGGGAAAGCATGTAGCAGTAGATAATATTAAGGTACTTGCTAATTTGAAAACTGACTGGTTGTGTTTGTGACACTTTGTATTTCTGTGGTGCGTTGTATTATTGTTTGCGTCTTGAGTCCTGGTCCAGAATAACTTTCTGTGAATTGGAAACTTCCCACTCCATTGGTTGAGAGTGTGAAGTTTGGTTTTGTATTTAGATCTAACCCAGTCCATGTAGAAGTCACTCCTTCAATCGTATTTTCAGTGGTTATATTTGCTGTAGGTGATATTGATGTTCCATCCATTTGTACATTGGTACCAGTAATAACATACTGATACCCTGTATCATAGTTCATCGAATTTATGGTCTCCGTCACCGTACTCGTAGTTTCGGTGGTTGAGGTCATAGCGCCTTGTGTAAAATTAGGTACCACAGGCACAGCCGTCGCAGTCTTTGCATTCACAAGGACAAACGTGACCACAGACAGAGCAATTATCTTTTTCATTAGACATTATAGCACATTGAGAATAAGTTTACAACTAGTTAACTGTGATTTCGGTTACAAATTGACCGACAGCATCAGTTCCTGCACCACCTGCTGTTACCGTCATCACACCTGCTGATGTGATTGTTCCTGCGAGTGTTCCTGCAACACCGCCACTTTGTGTGGTAACATTACCGAACGCTGGCATATCAGCAACCACACCTGCGGTTACGTCTACACCTGTTCCGATTGGAGCAATGGCATCTCCATATGTGAATGTTTCACTGAAGCTATATGCAGAGCCTGTAGTGTTAATTTCATAATCAGTTTGTTTCATGGTCGCAGCTGCTGTTGCTGAAGCTGGTGCGGTTAACCCACCAAAATCTGCTGAATCAGCAACCTTGACATTTGTGCCACTTGAACTATAAGATGATCCAAGACGAGTCGAAACAGTCGCAGCACCATCTACCGATAACGATGTACTCGTCGTCAGTCTATGCAACAAATCTGCTCTAGCAGAAAATGGTGCAGTCATCAAAAGCATAACGATAGGTAAGAATTTTTTCATGCCTTGAGACAATATATCTACCGCTATTTAGGTATTAAAAAATTGTATAAATAAACGCAGAATAACATTAATTAATTAATTATTATGTCAGAACAACAGGACCATTTAACAAATCTTCTGAAGCAAAGACAGGATTTGATAGATGAGATAAATGGATTGCAGAATCAGGCAGCAGCTAAAAGAGAATTACTTTTAAGAGCTTCAGGAGCAATCGAGTATCTACAACAAATCGGAGTAACACTTCCAGAAGAAGAGGCAGCAGCAGAAGGAGAACCAGAAGCACCAGCAGTAGAGGGTGAGGTTGTAAACGCAGAGGGTGATATACCTGCACCTACACCAGAGGGTTGACAAATATTTTTATAGTGCTATACTATATTTGTAAGGGAAGGACGCTTCTCTTTCAGGGAGTGACTGAATAAACTTACTGGCATATAGCTAGTTAAGGTGATGAGATACAGGTGGTGCTGCTACTCGCAAGAGTAGAATCGACTTACCAGTCGGATCTCAGGCAGAGACGTTTTTCTAACTGTAGAAATGCCCGTCTCTTGTTGGTACACAGGAACCCAACCTCCCACCCTATACACCTTAGACCTAAGATGCAACTCATTGAGTCGGGCAGATGGTCTTCTTTTTTTTTATTATTGTAATGCATCTTCCAGAAGTTATGAAAATTTTCCTTGACACTGCTGATACCGACTTAATTCGTAAATATCATGGTACAGGTTTGATTGATGGTGTCACAACAAATCCCACATTAATTATGAGAAGTGGTAGAGATCCAGAGGATGTCTATCAAGAAATACAAGACATTGGCATACACGATATAAGTATGGAAGTTGTTGGTGATTCTAATCAAATGATTGAAGAGGGAATCCGACTTGCTGAAAAATTCCCTAACACAGCAACAATTAAAGTTCCTTGTACACCAGATGGTTTATTGGCATGTGCACAACTATCAACAAAAAATTTGATTCGAGTCAATGTAACTCTTATCTTTGATGTCGCACAAGCAATACTATCAGCAAAGGCAGGAGCAACATACGTGTCACCATTTGTTGGAAGACTTGATGATAACTCAATTGCAGGATTGGAACTCATAAAAAATATCAATGATGTATTCACAGTACAGAATGTATATAAGACAAAAATTCTATCTGCCTCTATAAGGTATGTAAATAGTGTGTCACAGTCATTTGCGAATGGAGCAAGCATTGTAACAATGCCACCATCAGTATTTGATAAAATGTATAATCATGTTCTTACTGATAAAGGATTGCAAATATTTGATGAGGATTGGAAAAAAACACAGGATCTTATTAACAAATGATTAAATACACATTACCTTTATTACTATCATCATCAATGATAGGTGCTAGTGCAGATACTTTTATTAATTTTGAGGCGAATGGAGTTTATCCAAAAGGAAAGTATGCTCTCGGAACTCTAGAACTCCAGTATGGTTATAAGACTAGCGACAATAAAAAGAGTTGGTATATTTCTGCAGGTCCTGTGGCTACAGATACTTCGTTCACTGATGAATTAGAGTATTCATTTGGTGGTTTCCTCGGAGGATCATATCGATTTGATAATAAAACTGGTGTATATGGTGAGATATTTGCAGATACTGAAGAAACAATGGTTGGTAAAACTGGATTCACATACACGTTCTGAAATGCTAATAAATGTATCGCTTGACAAGAATATAAAGAAAGTGTATAATAAATACCATTACATATAACAAAGGCCCGAAAGATCGTCCCCTGCGTAGAATGTAAAATTCTTAGTCGAAAGAATTTCCATCCGCAGGTTTTTTTATCGCTTGCGAGATACTTATAAATTAAATGTCTATTAAATCTACAATCGCAGCAGTAGCTGCAACCCCACTTCTAATCTCTGGTGCTGCCTTTGCAGGTCCATACGTTAATTTAGAAGCAACTGGTTCTTATCCTGATGGTGCTTATTCCTCTGGTGGTCTTGAGGCACAAATCGGATACGAAGGTGCAACTGAAGGTGGAATTGGATGGTATGCATCTGTAGGTCCTAAAGTGACACATACAGAAGTTGCTGACGAGTTCGGTGATGTGGAAATCGCAGGATACATAGGTGGATCATATGATAAGTTCTATGGTGAAATCTATGGAGTAACTAATGATGATGACGTTGACTTCTCTGGAAAAATCGGAGCACGTTTTAAGTTCTAAATATCTTTAGTTCGAGATGGATCAGACCTCTGCATTGCAGGGGTCTTTTTTTTCTGTTATTATAATTATATGAAAAAATTTATTTTAACATTAATTGTTTTTGCATGTGCTGTCACATCAGCTGTGGCGAAGAAAAATTCTGACACCAAAAGTATCAATTTTATAATTAATACTGAACCCAGTGCATTAAATTGCATGGCATCCCGAAGGTGTAAAGATGGAGTCAAGACAATCAACGATATCTCTGATATTTCTAGCACTTATCCCGATAGTAATTTTGATATCATTGCTGATGAATTCAACGGGATGCTTGATGCCCTTGATCGGATCGGAGTTAAAGTGTTTTTAGGTGATAAAAAATATTTTCCTACAGAATATCGTGGCATATACAGTACAAAAAGAAATACCTTTTATTTAAACAAAGGATATATGAGTAATCCAAACTCTCTTATACGCACCATGAGACATGAGGGATGGCATGTGGCACAGGATTGTAAGGCAGGTATGAATAACATGAGACTTGAATTGCTTGTTTCAGAACATCTCATCCCAAAAAAATATGCAGATTATGTTGAGAAAGTATATATTAATGAACCCGACCAGATTCCTTATGAGAGAGAAGCATTTTTTGCAGCATTTAATGAAAATCTAACACAATTAGCACTCGAAGTTTGTGCTCGTAGATTATGAAAAAAATATTAGAAGTCATCACTCATCCTGTAACCTATTCCAACTTACTGATTATAGGCACACTTGTAATGATTCAGTTTGTTCACACACATGCACATTATAAAATGAAAGTGGATGTTCATGGATATTGTCATCAATACAATATGAATAACCCAAATGCCTTTGATGAGGAGGACGATTGGTGATATATAGTATATACAATTATATTAATTGGTAATTGATGGATACAATAAGAGTCAGATGCCGTTCTTGTGGAAAGGAGGTGGAAGCCCAATCTGGTAAGACAGCAACTTGTGGTTGTCCGAATATGGTAACAGTATCTGGAGATGTAATATCTGCAAATGATATGTCAAATGTTATTATGTTGAGTCCACGTAGAGAGGAGAGAGAAAGTCATTTTTCTAGACAGGACATAGAGTGGCAAGAGGCACGTAGGCATCGAAAAGTTCGTAAATTAAATTTTGAGATTCGATGACATTTACATTTTTGATAATTATGATATAATACATAGTAGAAAAGCAATCAATCATGATCGAAACTTTAATCAGAGATTTTCCTGTTACGTCAGTAACAGAATCCACAAGAAATACTTACACAAAACAAGAAGTTAATCTATTGATTGATGCTGCTGTTGAGAAAGCTATTAATGAAGCAAGAAGGATTGACGAAGAATCAATGGCAAAACATAATCGTGATGCCACTGTCATTAGTATGATATTAGGATTTACTACACTTGCATTATTTGTAGATGGTTTACTTCGTTTACTTGGTATTATTCCTCCATTTATGGATGTAGATATTAATATTTTAGACCGAATCGAAACTGACATAATAGATAAAATAAAACAAGTTCCTATTCAAAAAATATTTAATAAGGGAAAACTTTTTTAATAATGAATAACGTTACAGCATTTATATACATTATTTTTTTGGTGGGTATTGCAGGTGCTACGTTTGCTTATATGTGGAAACTGATGACTACAACTTTAGATGATTTTTCTAAAATGAGTAAACCGATAAAAGGAGATTTGCATCCAGAAATGCAAGATGTTAAAACTGGTGAACAACTTCTAGTCTTTAATCCAGATCAGGATGAAGATGATGGTGAGGGTGATGTTTTTATTGTGAGAAGATGATTTATTTTTTAATAACTGGTTCTAGTTTTTTTAATTTTTGTTTTTATATTTTTGCGATTGGTTTTGTAATCTCATTAATTTTAGAACAGATTGTAAGGAGACAAGGTGATGAATTAAATATTTTAATTGTCACCACGAATAGAAAGTTTTGTTGGCAACAAGCTTGGATAGTAAATTTATTTTGGTTTCTATGTAACATAGGATTATTATTAGTGTCAAAAAATACACAACCAATGGGCACAGATTTAATATGGAGAGGTGATTTATAACTTGACATATAAATCGTTATTCTTTATAATGTGTATATCAACAACTTTATTATGATCGAAGTAATTTGCCACAACGAACCCTACAGATACATTGAGATGGAAGAACTTCTTCCCAATGGGAAGGGAGATTATCGTATCCAAAAGTATAATCAGTTTACTGGTAGATACAAAGACATGTATCTCTGTGATAATTACATGCAGTTTGAAACTGCCATTAATGATTTTGAGTATACAAAATGGTTAGATCCATCTGGTGTTCCATGTTATGTGAAAGATGACTAAAGAAACAAGACCTTGGGGTTGGTACGAAGTAATAATCGAAGGAACAAGATATAAAGTAAAATGTATTGAAGTTTCTGTTGGATCAAGTTTATCTCTACAAAGACACACTCATCGTGCTGAACATTGGGTTGTCGTTGAGGGCACAGCACTTGTTCATATTGATGGTAAAAAATCATTAATACTTGAAAATCAAAGTACATATATTCCTGTAGGTGTAAAACATAGATTAACAAATCCTGGTAAAATACCATTAAAAATTATAGAAGTTCAAAGTGGTGCATATCTCGGAGAGGATGATATTGAAAGATTTGATGATGATTATGGAAGATCATAATGACTAAAGTTGCTTTAATTACTGGTATCACGGGACAAGATGGTTCTTATCTTGCTGAACTTCTTTTAGAAAAAGATTATGAAGTTCATGGTATGATTCGTCGTTCATCTCTAATTAACACTCACCGCATTGATCACATTTATGAAAAAATACATTTACATTATGGAGATCTAACAGATGCCACTAACATCATAGGTGTAATTAAAAAAATAGAACCAGATGAAATTTATAATCTAGGTGCACAAAGTCACGTGAAAGTATCTTTTGAGATGCCTGAGTATACAGGACAGGTTGATGCTCTTGGAACACTTCGTATCCTTGAGGCTGTGCGTTTGTTAGGTATGGAGAAAAAGGTTCGTATCTATCAGGCATCTACATCTGAACTCTATGGATTAGTTCAAGAGGTTCCTCAAACGGAGATCACACCTTTCTATCCACGTTCACCATACGGTGTTGCGAAACTATATGGATATTGGATTATTAAAAATTATCGTGAAGCATATGGATTGCATGCAAGCACAGGTATATTATTTAATCATGAAAGTCCAAGAAGAGGTGAAACTTTTGTTACTCGCAAAATCACCAGAGGATTATCACGTTTATCTGTAGGGGAAGATGATTGTTTATATCTAGGAAATCTTAATGCAAAAAGAGACTGGGGTCATGCAAAGGATTTTGTAGAAGCAATGTATCTGATGTTACAACAAGATGAACCAGATGATTATGTTATTGCTACAGGAAAACAATATTCAGTTAAAGATTTTGTTAATAAGGCAGCACCATATTTTGGATTTAACATAGAATGGAGGGGTGAGGGTGAAGATGAGTTTGGATATGATTTGGTTACCAATAGAACAGTGATTAGAGTTGATGAAAAATATTTTCGCCCTACAGAGGTAGAGTCTTTACTAGGAGATTTTAGTAAAGCAAAAGAAAAATTAGGTTGGGAACCTAAAATTACTATTGATCAATTAGTTGAGGACATGTGTATCTATGGACAGTAATTCTAAAGTATTTGTTGCAGGTCATAAAGGACTTGTGGGTTCGGCAATTTTGCGTAATCTACAAAGCAAGGGTTATAAAAATTTAATCACAGCAAATAGAGATGATTATGATTTAAGACATACATCAACCACGAATAATTTATTTTCAGATGCAAAACCAGACTATGTATTTCTGGCAGCTGCAAAGGTGGGTGGTATTCTTGCAAATAGAGATCACCCCGCAGATTTTATCTATGATAATTTAATGATACAAACAAATGTCATTGATGCTGCTTATCGTAATGGTGTGAAGAAATTATTATTTCTAGGTTCATCTTGCATCTATCCAAAGATGGCAAAGCAACCTATCACAGAAGATGAATTACTTGCAGGTCATTTAGAATCAAGTAATGATGCCTACGCTATTGCGAAGATTGCAGGTATTCGTATGTGTCGTGCATACCGTCAGCAGTATGGTTTTAATGCGATATCATTGATGCCAACAAACTTATACGGACCAAATGATAATTTTGATCACAACTCATCACACGTTCTACCTGCTTTAATATCTAAGTTTCATGGATCACTTGAAAAGAGCAAACATTGGGTTGTAAAGTTATGGGGTGATGGATCTCCAAAAAGAGAGTTCTTACACGTTGATGATTTAGCAGAAGCATGCTATACTTGTATGCAAGATTATGAAGAGGAGGAACACATTAACGTGGGGACGGGAGAAGATATCACAATCAAGGAGTTGGCAGAGATTATTATAGATGTTGTTGGTTATGAAAATTATTATGAGTGGGATACATCAAAACCAAATGGCACACCAAGAAAGGTCTTGAATGTGGATAAGATTAAGTCGTTAGGTTGGGAACCGAAGATAAGTTTGCGTAAAGGTATTGAATCTACATACGAATGGTTTAAAGAAAATGTTGACGTTTAATAATCTAGGAAACCTAGGCAGACTTGCAAATCAAATGTTTCAATATGCCTCACTGAAAGGCATTGCTCGTAAGCATCGATATGATTATGCAATTCCACCAGTAAATTTTTTTGGTCAAAATGATCCATTAGTAAGGAATGATAAACTTAATATCTATGACGTATTTAATATTGATAAAAACAATACTATTAATGTAGTAAAAAATCCAATATTACAAGAGAGGATGTTTGAATTTGATAAAGAACTTTTTGAATCTTGTCCTGACAATGTGGATTTATATGGATACTATCAATCACCAAAATATTTTGACCACATTAAAGATGAAATCAAGTCAGACTTTACATTCACAAATGAAATTGAATCTGTGTGTGATGAGATGATTGAGTCAATTGATAATGGTAGAAAACTTATTGCTCTTCATATTCGTCGTACAGATTATACTGTTAACCCTAATCACCCAGTTCAATCACTAGAATATTATGAAGAGGCATTAAAACATTTTGATAAGAACGAACGTATCATAGTATTCTCTGATGATCCTGATTGGTGTCAACAACAAAAACTTTTTGATAATGATGACATTATGATATCTGAGGGTAATGATGCAGATGTTGATTTATGTTTAATGACTAAATGTAATTATCATATTATTGCAAACTCATCATTCTCTTGGTGGGGTGCTTGGTTGGCAGATAGTGAGCATGTGATTGCACCGACAAATTGGTTTGCTGATAGTTGTGCTGATAAATCAGTGAAAGATATGGCATTTGGGAGTTGGATGTGGTTATGATAAATTTACATTATTCTAAAAATTTTATTCTTATTTAAATGAACATTTTAGTTACAGGACATAAAGGTTTTATTGGTAGTCATGTCTTTAAACATTTACAAGATGGGGGTCATGAGGTTCGTGGTTTAGACAAACCAGATGATATTCGTGATTTTATTAGATTTTATGCTTGTGATTCAATAAGATATGATGTAATCGTTCATCTTGCTGCATTTGCTGCATTAAGAGAAAGTGTAAAAGATCCTGATAAATTTTGGGAAAATAATGTAATTAAAACAAAACCAATATTTGAGTATTGTAGGATAAACAAAATTAGATTATTGTATGCGAGTTCTGCAGGTGCTCACGAATGGTGGCAAAACCCTTATGCAATTACAAAAAAAGTTAATGAATCAATGGCACCACCTAATAGTGTGGGTATGAGATTCTTTAATGTATGGGCAGAGGAAGGTAGTAGAGATGATATGCTTTACAGAATGCTT